CTTAAAATATACTTTTTAAAATATACTTTTTAAAATATACTTTTTAAAATATACTTTTTAAAATATACTTTTTACACCTTCGCACATTTAAAACGCCGGTTTTATTTATATAACCTTTATTATAATACAAGTTCTTCTTTTAATTGATTAATTTTTTCTTCTAATATACTAATTTCCAAATGAATTTTTTTATTTTTCATAAAATTTTGGTATAATTTAATACGCTCTTTTTTTTCTATTTCTATTCTCTCTCTTCTCAGCATGGGTTCTACATGATTAAATAATGCAATTAATTCATTTAATTGTTCTTCATGAGTTTTTGATATAATTGCTTTTAATTCAAGGTATCTATTTTTATCAATTTCTCTTTGTATAATTTGTTCCTTATCCTTATTTAGATTTATAACTTTGCATTTTAAACTTTCAAGAAATTTTCTTTCCCAAAATTGTAATTCTTTAAATAACCATTTTTGACGAGTAATATCTTCTTTGCGTTCTGTCGTCATGTTTTCTACGAATTCAATATGAATAAAATACGCCGCCAATGTATACTTATCTCTTAAAGTATATATTTCATGCATTATAAATTCAAGAAACCCTGCGTGATGACCATATACACAACTCATATAATACCCCCAATCACAGGTTCGGTTATTTATTATAGTAGGGTTAGGAATACTAATATCGTCTATAATTTGCTTGTCATTATCAGTATATTTTATTTTAAATAAATTATTTTTAAAAGCGTATTCATCCCATGTTTCATTATCTGATTTATCCATTTTATATTTGTATGTTGAATAATGTTTATATTAACATTATTCAAGTTTATATAATAAAATCGGTGTTTTAAATGTGCAAATGTGTAAAATATACTTTAAAATATACTTTTTAAAATATACGTTTAAACACATTTTGTATTATGTTGTTCTCTCTCTTTGGCTTATTATTACCTTTGTTTTCTATACTTTTTTCATAATCATCCTCATCATCATTGTTGTTATATTTTTTAAACTTTTTACTTTTATTATTATATTTTTTATGCGTATTATTATTTTTATGGGTTTTATTATTTTTATGGGTTTTATTTGTATTATTTGTATTATTTGGTTTATATGGTTTATTGACTTCTTTATCTTTAACCGTTGGTGTATATTTTAAAAAGTATTTATTGTATTCAGGTGTATCTTTTTTATATTTTAATTCTTCATACTTTTCTGCCTTATTACTACGTATTTCAATAAGGGTTTTTTCATAACCATAACAATTCGTATTAAAGCGTTTTAATAGCCCTTTTTGTTCTAAACGATTTTTATCTTGAACATTTATTAAATACTGTGCCATACACATTAAACGCTCATGATCATAGTATGGACGATCTGAATAAATAAATGCTAATATAAACAATAACATTGTTTCAATCGTTGCAACTCGCACTTTGTTATGATTTAATGTAATTTCATTATAACTATAACATCCATATGGTTCATAAATATAACATATTGTATCTCCATTTACAACAACTTCATAATGAGTTAAAATAATATCATCCCCGACGCTTGGTTTTTTTATAATCTCAATATATTTAAATCCATTACTTTCTAATTTTTCCTTTAATATATATGCAACTGTTTTTGGATCTATTGACAAAACATCAAAATCAGGAACATGCTCTAGTTGTTTTTTTTCATTTTCAGGCATATAACGTCCATATAAACTAGCAGCATACCCCCCTATAAAAACACATCCTTCATTAATCATAACATCTTTTACCAAATTGTATAATATATCATTTATTTCATTATTTTTTGTTAAATCTCTCATAAAGTTTATTTCGGAACATTTATAATTAGTTATAAAAGGATAATGTTTATTTAAAAGAACAAGACGTTTATATACTTTTTCCCAGCGCGAAACATCGCCATCTGGACGTGACAATTCATTATACATGTGTAATCGTAGATAATCTGGAGGAGAATAGGATATTCCATCTTTTCGTATTGACTGATTATATATAACCTTAAATAATACAGAGTCCATTTGAGTTATATCCGCAATTGGTATAAAGTTAACAAAAACTTTATATGTTCCTGGATGCATTCCTGCTCTAACTTCAATATCACTATATCCTTCTTTTGCATATATGTCGGCCAATTCTTTGGAAAGTGATAATGCTTTTGAAGAGTAAAAATCATAATCGGGAATTTCAATATCTTTATTATAAAATTGGTCATTTAATGGTAAAATATTATTTATAGCAGTTCCACCATAACAAACCACTTTTTTCCGTCTAAGAAATTTTTCTAATATTTTAATAATCGCATCAATATTGTTTGATTGTTTTATTTTAATTCCTGTTTTTTTTTCAGCTATATCAACTGCATTTCTTAATAATAATAATTCTTTTTCTTCAAATGTTAATTTTTTATTACAATTAACGGTATTTACCATTTATAATAAAGCAATATTAATTTTATTATTATAAATTAATATTTTATTTGTTACATGTGTTTTTTTACATGTGTTTTTTACATATTCAACCCAGCCAAACTATCATTAACAACAAATGGTTTTTCTGCATATGAAAGTTTGATATTCTGATCAGGTGGTTTAGGAATAAATACAGGCACATATCTAAGATTTTCAGGTTTTAATATAAACGCATATCCTGCACTATCAAAAGTTTGAGTGTAATCTTTCATATAATCATCAAAATTTTGAAAAGATAAACCAATCATTTGACATCCATATGTACTTGCTATCCGAAACGAAAAGTTTTTATTATTCGGAGATACATCAGGTAAAACAATTGACATATTTTGTTTATTATAATGCTTTAAATCATCTGGGTCATGTGTATATTTCACTTCACTGAACCTCAATCCTCTTACAAATGCTGAATTACTCGTTATATTTACATATTCATTTAATAATGTTGATACAAAAATTGGATTTGCTTTATCTACCATAATAATGACCTTTCCTCTTAATTTTATCAAAGGATAACTTCCAATATTTTTCCCATTATTTTCATAACTGAATTGTTTGCCTAATAATTTATCGGACAATGTATCGTATAACTGTTTTGCAATTTCATCATGTATTTTTGTGCTGCTCGTCATAATTCTAAAGTGTAAAATTAAAGGGTCTTTTGGATTTGGACAATTACTACCAGAAAATGCATAATTCGCAATGGTTTCCATTGCTCTAGAAAACAAGACTGTATTGTATGTTTCTTTAACATTAAAATCAAGATTTGATGAGGCCGCAATAACTGGTTGATTATCAACAGAATATATTTCAAAATCTAAACAACGAGCACCTTGTTTAATACAACTACGTAAAGCACATAAATTTACGAAATCATTTTTGTATTTACCAGACGAACAACAGTTATATGCCGTTTTTATATAAAAATCTCTCAACTTATAATTTTTAAAATTATCATTATTGGCGCTAATACTACTAATAAGTGGAAACTTTGAATATACTTCATCAATATTTGCACAATTTTTCTTATTTAAGCCAATTTTATTGACACTCCAGATAAATATCATGAGAAATAACAAAAAAATGATAACAATCATTACTTGCGTAATTGAATCTGTTTTTGCCAAATCTCCAAATGATTTAATTTCATCTACTTTTTCAAAGCCAGCATTAAATGTTTTTGCAACACCTGTTCTAACTTTTCCAACCAACTCGGATGTTTGGTCTCCAAGAAATCTTGCGAACTTATTATTTGTCAACATTTTTATACCCTTTTCACCTAGGTTGCCTGCCGCATTAAGTCCAGTTTTTGCAAAACCAGGTGTTAAATTTTTAGCTACCCTAGCTCCCGCATTAGTTGCATTAATACCAGCTTGAACGGAACTCATAACTTATATTAGCATTTCATTTTTTTTTATACATAATTACAATAAATAGAACTATTATAAATAGAACTATTATAAATGTTAATAATGTAAAATAAAATAGAATTAAAAAAGTAATATCATTATATACAAAAGGTATGCCGGGTGGAATACTAAATTTGGTTTCATATGGTAATCAAAATGTAATGTTAAATGGTAATCCTTCAAAGACAATGTTTAAATGTAAATATTCTAAATATACAAATTTTGGATTACAAAAATTTAGAACAGATTTTGACGGATTAAGAACGCTTCGCCTTAATGAGTCGTCGCAATTTAAGTTTAAAATTTCTAGATATGCTGAATTGTTAATGGATACCTATCTCGTTGTTTCGCTACCGCATATATGGAGTCCTATATTACCACCAAACTGTGTTGATAGAAATCAATGGCGACCATATGAATTTCAATGGATAAAAAATATTGGTTCGCAGATGATTAAAGAGGTTAAATTTACAATAGGTGGTCAAATTATTCAAAAATTTTCTGGAAGTTATTTACAAAATTTAGTAGAACGTGATTTTAACGAGAGTAAGAAACAACAATATTATAATATGACGGGAAATGTAAGTGAATTAAATGATCCTGCCAATTCTGGGACACGTGTGAATGTATACCCTAATGCTTATTATGATAACTCTATATTAGGTTCAGAACCATCTATACGAGCAAGAAAATTATATATTCCTTTAAATATTTGGTTTACATTAGCCGCAAAAATGGCCTTTCCTTTGGTGAGTTTACAATACAATGAGCTAAATATTGAAGTTGAAATTCGCCCAATCAACGAGCTATATGTTGTAAGGGATGTCACAAGCGAAGATATGAATTATATTCAAGCCAATCAAACCGTTGATGAATTTCAATTCTATCGTTTTATTCAACAACCACCAAATGTTGAATTAGATTATACATCTGCCGATAAGAGAACGAATTGGGCGGCTGATATCCATTTAATAAGCACCTATGCTTTTTTATCCGAAGACGAAATGCAAGTGTTTGCCGCGAATCATCAGCAGTATTTAATAAAAGAAGCCTATGAGTATTCATTTCCTAATGTTACTGGAACAAAAAAGGTAAAGCTAGATAGCTTGAGTATGGTGGCAAATTGGATGTGGTATTTTCAACGAAGCGACGCTTATTTAAGGAATGAATGGTCTAACTACAGTAACTGGCCCTATAATTATTTACCATCTGATTTGAAACTTCCCTCTCAACAAAATGGGTATACTACCATACAATTACCGTGTGGCATCTATACGCCTTCGATTGATCCAATCGGGCTTGGTTGTTTTACTGGACAAAGTAATGTTCCATCAAATATATATATAACCGGACGGTATAATGTCGGAAATCAAAAAGATATTATGCAAACATGGGCATTATTATTAGATGGAAAATACCGTGAAAATGAATTTGATGCGGGTGTTTTTAATTATGTAGAAAAATACGCGCGTTCATCAGGAAATTCGCCGGATGGATTGTATTGCTATAATTTCAATTTGAAAACCGACCCCTTTGATTTTCAACCAAGTGGAGCAATGAATTTAAGTAAATTTAAAGATATTCAATTTGAGTTTAATACATTTCAACCGCCACTAGATCCATCGGCGCAAGTATTTACGGTATGTGACCAAACCACTGGCGATATTATTGGTGTAAATAAACCAACGTGGCGTATATATGATTATAATTTTGATTTAACCGTATTTGAGGAACGATTTAATATTTTGACCTTTACTGCTGGAAATGCGGCATTAATGTATGCTAGATAAATGTATGCTAGATAAATGTATGCTATATAAATGTATGCTAGATAAATGTATGCTAGATATAGATCACTCTAAATAATAATATAATGAATGATTATATTATGATTTTTTTTGATAAATGGTTTTTTAATAAAATGTATGTTTTACTAAATAAGTTATTTACTTGGCAGCGGCACCCTTAGCAGCGGCCTTAGCGGCAGCGGCACCCTTAGCCGCAGCGGCAGCGGCGGAAGCAGCCTTGGCGGCACCCTTAGCGGCAGCGGCGGCCTTGGCGGCAGAGGCACCCTTGGCGGCAGAGGCAGCAGCGGAAGCGGCCTTGGAAGCACTCTTAGCAGCGGCCTTGGCAGTGTTAGTGGCAACTCTCACAGCGCGTCTAGCAGTTTTAACACGACGAGCCTTGGCACGACGAGCAGTTTTGTTCTTACGAGAACCTCCTTTAGAACCTTTACGCGATCTAACCATTTATATATATAATAAACAAAAAAAAATTTCTATATTGATAAATGTTAATATAAATAATAATTATACTAAATCTATTTATATTAAAATTGATGAAACATTATAAAAATTATAAAAAACATTATAAAAATTATAAAAAAACATAAAATTATATTTGATTTTACCAAATAGTATCACTTTTCCACCACATGCCATCGGTTTTTTTAATTCCATAAATTTGCTTAAATAGTTCTAAACGAGCCATTGCACAATTCACTCTATATTTTTCTAAGGGATGAGGATTTGTTTTTAATTGGGCTTGAATTGCTTTTTTATAAATTAATTGCTGTCCTTGAATTGCTAAATTCATATAAAATTTTGATAAATTCGTTTTCTTCATTTTAACTAACTCATCATTAATAATTTGATTGTCCAGTAAATAACCTTCAACTAACGCCATCCCCGAAATATCTGCTAAACTTTCACCTGCACTCATTTCAGCATCAAATATAATTCCATCTCTTTTTGCAAATATTTCATATTGATTAATCACATCTTGGATTTTTTCCTTAAATGCCTTTCGGTCGGCATCTGACCACCAATTATTTAGATTTCCATCCGCATCAAATTTACTACCAGTATCATCTAACGCATGCGATAATTCGTGTCCTAAAGTATAACCAATATACACTAAATTATATTCTAAACCTCTTTCTTCTAAATCAATGAAAGGTTTTTGCAAATACGCTAAAGGAACATAGATAGAATTACTATTGGGTCTATAATAGGCATTTACCATATAGCATTGAGTGCCAACCAGCTTAAATGTATTCCAATCAAATTCAGGGACATCAATAATCGGTTTGCCTTCAAGCTCTATATATTTTTTGTGTTTCCAACGAAGCAGCAAACCAACATTGTATAAAGGATCATCGGATTTATAATCAAAAATAGGGTCATACCGTAAATTTTGGGGCGCTCCAACCATAATTTCTAATTTATTTAATTTTGCTAAAGCAGCATTCTTTGTTTTGGGTGACAACCAAGTATTAAGTTTTATTTTTCCAATAAACAATTGTTTCAAATCATCGGTTAATCGTTTAACATAGTTTACGTAGAGCGCATTATAATTATGTTTAACATATTGTTCTGATAAGAAGGTATTAAACATTAAAGATAATCCGAATAATGGATAAATTTCCTTCGGCATTTGACTTGGCTGTCCTTCTAAAAAATTGTTATGGAAGTTGTAGTGAATATGACGCAACGAATCTTCAAAACGTATCATTTGCTTAAATTGGATAAACAAAAAGTAGGTTTGCCATTTTTTAGAGTTCCAATTGTCCTTAAATAAACGTGTCATACATTTAAATCCATTCAAGTTGGTAATAACAATTTCTTTTGGTATGGTTTTAAAACCAAGTTTTTTAGCAAAGGTATCCCAATCAAAACCATATATTTTTTCTAAATTATGTGTGCTAACCTTATTATAATAGTTGGGATCGGATTTAATATTCTCATCACACCCCATCGCTAATAACATATCATATTCAACATTCCAAATATCTTCTGCTTTATATTCCTTTGCCTTTTTTGCTCCCAGGCATGCAATAAATACTTCATCAATGTATTTCATATATTCTCTCTTTACCTTGCTTTTGTATTTCTTGGTTTCAGCGTTATCCGTATCTAATGTATTAATGTATATTAGGTAATCATATATACCTAATTTCCCGAAAGACATATGACTAATGTATTTTTTCACATTCTTTTCATCTGGATTTAAATACCACTGTATAGGCGAGTATAAAGAAATTGTTTCATTTGAATTAATCATCGCTAATAATCCATACATATCATCTGCTTTAATAAAGCCATCTAATTCATTAATAACTGCGTCTACGTGTTTAAACATGGTTTTGCGTGTGTCATTGTAGAGAGATTTGTAAACCGCATCAATTGCAATTGCCGTTTTATCCTTTGGGTTTTCTTTGATATAGGTTTTCATGTAATCAATCAGTTTGTAATAGACCTCTTCTTGAACAATACGAAAGTGGTCATATTGAACGTAATAATTTTTATCCTTATCACTTTTTTTTTCAATATCGTGTGAATTGAACCATTCTTGATTTACATAGGTGTAGTAGTCATTTTTTATTAAATAAAGTGCTTTAGGTAAATCGGTTTGGGCAAAATTTTCTTTCAAGAACGCAGTATATTTTTCCTTATAGGTTTTGAGTGTTTTATATTTGGGGTTTTTTCTAAATTGTTCTCTGGATTCTTTAAATTTTTCTATGGTATTTGGATTTTTGTAAAAGTTGCCTTTATACGTGCTAAATTGTCCAGTAGAACATATTTCACCAAGTTGATTATCATTATAACTACGTTTTTCTGATGTGATTTTATTATTATTATTATTTTTATTACTATTATTCCTATGCCGTTTAATTAAACCGATTTTGCTGGTTTTATTTTTTATTTTTTTATGGTGTTTCTTAGTGCGGGATGTCATTATATAATATACAAATAAACAAAAATTGTATAATAATTATTTTATATAATGTATTTTTAATTATGTGGCTATGTAATACATTTTTTATTATTTATAATTTATATATAATTAATGTCTGGTAGTGCATTTAAAAGTGATACAAGAGATAGCATAGATAACGAAACCGGCAGCAATGATGATACTACAGATGATACTACAGATGATACAAAAAAAGATGATACAAAAAAAGATGATAAAAATACAGATGATAAGGATATACCTAAGGAATGGGATGATTCAACTAGTTGGGTATCTTTTCTAAAATCTGTGCTAATTTATTTTATATTAACAATATTTTATGGATTTTTTGCTTGTGGGTTTGTATGGTTAACCTCACGTGGTAGTGATTTAGATTATATTTTACCAACAAACGAAGAATTTTATACTGCACCAAGTTATGAAACAAAATTACAAGGACCTTCTAGCGAAGTTAATTGTAATGAAACACCAAGTGGTTCTTATGCTGCATTTGTAGACAATTTTCCGTATAACTTGATAATAACAAAAGGATCTTCAAAAGAAGAATTAGCTGGTTTAACGTTTGTAGAAAGATTAACCAATTGGTATGGTAAAACAGTTGCGGGTTGTTTAAAAACAAATCGTGCTTGGTTTAAATGGTGGTTGGATTCATTTCCGCCAGATGGTGGGTTGCTAGGAAATCAAACATTTCAAATATATATTGCGTTCCCTTTGACCATTGTTCTTGGTGGAATTTTATCATTCGCCACAGGGTTTTGGGCTGCATTTGGCGCAGCTGTTTCGGCAGATATGAAAGTAACTGTATGGGGTGGATTTTTATTATATGCATGGGGTTTATGTTTTGCCTTAATGGGTTTGGTAGTTGCACGATTTTTAGCAACAGTATGTTTTTTCCCAATGAGTCAAGCATGGAAAGATGTGACCAACATATTAGCGTGTAATGTAAGTTCATTAGTTATTCTTTTTGGATTCTTTGTTTGTGGCGCAGCTTACGATACATTAGATCAATCAATTGCTGGAATTATGGGAATTGTTTATTTATGTCTTATTGGATGGACTATTTGGAAACATGTTTCAAACTATTTTGTATAATTAATAGTTAAATTCAAAATTAATATATAAAAACGATTATTTATTAATTTTAATGGGAAAGAATAAGAATAAGAATAAGAATAACAATAACAATAACAATAGCAATAACAATAACAATAGCAATAATAGCACTATCTCAACTAATATCATTATTCCTGAAAAGGTATTGCCATTTGTTAGTGTATGCACACCAACATTTAATAGACGTCCGTTCATACAATCCATGATAAAATGTTTTGAACATCAAGATTATCCAAAAGAGAGAATAGAATGGATTATAATAGATGATGGCACCGATAAAATTGGCGATTTGGTAAATCATATTCCACAAGTAAAATATTATTCATATGATAAAAAACTATTTTTGGGTAATAAACGAAATATTATGCATCAAAAGGCAAAAGGTGATATTATTGTTTATATGGACGATGATGATTATTACCCGCCAGAGAGAATATCGCATGCGGTTGATCGGTTAGTTAAAACGCCACACGCATTATGTGCCGGAAGTAGCGAAATTTACATTTATTTCAAACATATTCAAAAAATGTATCAGTTTGGTCCATATAAACAAACGCATTCTACGGCTGGAACATTTGCATTTAAGCGTGATTTATTAAAAATAACACGCTACGAGGATAATGCCGCACTTGCCGAAGAAAAACATTTTTTAAAAGATTATACAATACCATTTGTTCAGTTGGATCCATTGAAAACAATATTGGTTTTTTCACATATTCAAAACACATTTGATAAACGGCGATTGTTGGAGAACTGTGATCCAACCTTTACAAAAGAAAGTAATAAAACCGTTGATATGTTTATTAAAGAAGCCGATTTATATGAATTTTATGTTAATTCTATTGAAAAGGTATTAAAAGAGTATGAACCAGGACGACCCAATATGAAACCTGATGTTTTAATGCAAATGGTTGCAATTGAAAAAAAGAGAAAAAAGGATATGGAAGAGGCACAAGCACAGGCCGCAAAAAATGGACCAACCATTACATTTACACCAAGTAATGGGCCTCCGCAACAGCTAACAATGGAACAAGTGTTTAACATTTTACAACAACAACAAGCCCAAATTAATCATCTAACAAGTATGATAAAAGGGAAAGATGAAGAAATTGCAATATTAACTGAAATTATAAGTAATCATAATGTTTGAAAAATCATTAAGTAAACTCAATTGATATTTTTTATTAAAATAGTGAATAAAACCAATATAAAGATAATTGCTAATTAATTAATATTAATTAATACCTAACCTACATTATGTTTATTTTTGATAATGACTCCACCGATGGATTATATGAATTGTTTAATGAAGATAAGGTGACTTCGCAAAGAGGGTCAATCAAAAAAAGACGACGTTGTTATTTCCCTTCAAATAAACCACAAACCTTTGTGGTAAATGCACAAACTGGTGTTCCGTATAGTTTTCGGGTTGGTTCAAAAGAACAGCGACAACTGTTTAAGACCGTAGATGCAACCGGTATTTGCGATGAAGATGGTTTTCTGGTTTCACAAAATCAAAAGGTGTTTTCTCCAATTACACATCATTTGTTTTATGATACACCTGAACAGTGTATGAAACATTTGAATGTGTCGTTTGAAAAAAGTTTTGTTGAACAATGGCACGACGCAAGACGCGCTGGGTTGTAAATATAGTATTTACATTTATTTAATAATATCATATTACAATATTATAATATCATATAATATAATATTAAACCATGATTATTACAAGTTTCAATATATTGGCCGATGTGTTTATTGATTTTAAAAAACCGGAAGTATACTATCCAACGATTGACAAACTTATGTTGAAAATGAAATACAGATTTAATACGTTAATTAAATATATACGAGGCGATATTATTATGTTACAAGAAGTTACACCCTATATACGACGTAAATTAATGGCAATTGTTGGCGAACATTATGTAGTATTGCCATTATCGGTGCATAAATCTAATACTGAAACTACAGGAAATTTAACATTAATTAAAAAAAACAAATTTAAAACAATTTATCATAGCACACTATATATTAAAAAAAATTCAGTAAGTGTTGTTAATGCCGATGACGTAGATATATACAACATTCACTTGAACGATGTATCAAATGTTATTCGCACAAAAGAGCTGAAATCTATCATTTCTACATTTAATAAAAATAGAAAAATTATCATTGGCGGAGATTTCAATAGTGATAATGTAAATTTACATAGTTTATTAAGTGATTTTAAAATGAATATAAAAGCAAAAAGCACCTATTTATGTGAATCGCCAATGATTGATTATATTTATGTGTATGGTTTTAAAAAAGCAACTGGTTATATTGATAACACAATAAATAATAAAAATTGTTATTCAAATACAATACAAAAATACGGCAGCGACCATCACCCCGTCTATGTGACCGTTAGTTAATACATTAAAAACACGTAACAACCTTCAGTATATTATTTATTATTTAATATTGTATGATTAAACAATAATAAATAAAACTCCATTATATAATTATTACTACGAATAATATTACTATGAATATAATTACTATGAATATAATTACTATGAATATAATTACTATGAATAACATCGCTCATATTACACCACCAAAACTATGTAATATTAAAGCACTTGTATTAACCTTACCTGACTATTCTTCACGTTTACCAAAACTAGATAATTTACTCCAAAATTTTAAAAAAATCGGATTGAACCCAGAATTATTTAATGGTGTTCATGGAAAGGATGTTGTAATTAATAGTGCTATTCAAAATGGGTTGGAAACAATTACGTGGAGAGATACAACATATTATTATAATAAAAACATACGTTTAAATGGACAACGTATGTTGCTTGGTGAATTTGGATGTTTATGGAGTCATGTTAATATTTTTAAGAATTTATTAGCGTTGGATGGCGATGGTGATAAGTATTATTTGGTAATAGAAGACGACGCTGAATTAGTAAAACCAATTGACGAGTTACAAAAATTGTTATTACATCTTCCAGAAGATATGGATTTTTGCCATTTGGCATATAGTCAATGGTATCCTTTCTTGTTAACAACCCAAAAAAATGATTACTTTTATGAATGTGAAAAACGTTTTTTTAATAGTTGTGTTGCCTATGTTGTTTCTAAAAAAGGAGCAAAAAAAATACTGGATTATATTGGTAATGAATTTAATATGCCAATTGATGATATAATTAATACGATTTATCGCACACAGCCTGATTTTAAATTCTATGTCCCCCAAACCTTCTTTTTTAAAGAACAGGATAATACGGTTAGTGTTAAATTATCTGTATGACAAATAATATAGTAGATTATGTATTCTATTCTATTATTCTATTATTCTATTATTCTATTTTTAGATATATCATACACGCTACACCATTCTGGATACATTGATAATGTTTCCTCCGATGAAGGTAACAAGTTACCATTTACAAACGGATATGGCATATATAGATGGTCCTTCATTTTATTCATTTGAAAATGAGCACCCATTATACTTAATGCAGAGTTGGAACAAATACCACCACAACACCTACTCATTATATATAATGTATTCATTTCATTATTAATGCTATATTTATCATGAAGAATTGATTGAATATACATTTGATTATGAATAACAATGTTTTTTAAAAATAGTTTTATGTAATTTATTGTTTTATTAGAACATATATAAAATATAGCATTGGGATTTATATCAATTATTCTATTTATACAGTATTGGTAATACGATATTAGAGTTAAATTAATTAATGAATTCTTTAAATCACCTTCTAATACAATGTGAATAAAATAAGTATTCGTAAAATCGTGAGTTAATAATTGACTGTTTATTGGAGTAATATTGATTTTATTAAAAATTGTAGTTGTTGAATTATCTGGAATATAATTATAATTTATAAAATGACCTTTTAATATAACATTATGGTATGTTTGTATACTATAATCTATCTCCGATTTGGTATATAAAAATGAATTATTATTCGGTTGATTATATAGAAAATAATGTTTTATATTAACTAATTCTTGTGATAGTTGAAGGTCTGGAAATAATCCTTTTATTGTATGTATTATTTCCGGTTTATTATCGCCAATTATTCCATTTCCATTAAAAACAACATCTTTATTATAACTAGTTGCAAATTTGGTTGCACACGCGATTTGAAATAAGATGTTACCTAAATTCCCATTTAATATAATTTCTAAATGATTACTATGAAATTTGTTATGGTATGAAATAAAGTTACAATCCTTATTAAAATCACTATATAAATCTATTATTTTGTTCGGATAAATATTAGATTTACCTAGATGATTTCCAACCATAATATCTTCATAATATATACTATCGCATGTCATTGTTGTAAATAATTTAATGGCCTTATTGCTTACATAGTATAATGGTCCACCGCAATAGTTAATACCAATTCTTATATTTTTTTTAATTTTAATAGAATTCAAACTATGGTTGTCTTCTATAATAGCATTTTTCCCAATATAATCATTCTCTTGTATTTTATTTAAAAGTAAATTATGAATAATATTATTTATATGATTTATATTAACAATTACATCATCATCACATTTAAATAATCCTTTTATTGATGGATACAACTTATAAACACTTTGTAATAATAATAATGTTTTATTATTTAGGTTATCATAGGTATCATCGGTATTTAAAATAATATATTTATCATCGTAAACTTCAACATTACCACTATCTTTATTGGTAAAATAGTCTTGGTCTCCATATAAAATATATACCTTTGTATGTTTTATTTTATTATTAATTCTTTCGTATAGTTCATTTGAAACCCTTGCATTTTTCTTACAAGAATAAATTATAAATAAAAAATCAGTGCTAGTGCTAGTGCTAGTGCTATTACTAGTGTCCATTTTTTATTTATATAAAAACAAAAAGTTTAAGTCATTATAATTTGATTCAATAAAGGGAAAAATCCTAATTCATTCAGAATTTTCTCTTTCATTTGTTTTATTATTTCAATGCGTTGCGACCACCAATCTTCCGCAATCGCCTGTTGCATAAGTTGTAAGGCGGCTGGGGGGTCTTCCAACGGTAAACGCACAAAGGCTTTTCTATCAATATAGGTTTCTACGTTCGGACACCCCCAGTAAAAACACAGCGATTCACATAAGATGGCTTCCCATAACTTCTCGGTTGCATAGTTGTGTTCGGAATTATTTTCTATGCCCAAACAATACTTATAATTGGCATAGACATTGTATTTATTCTCCTCGGGGACTGGTCCTTTGTAGTTTGAGAACTGATGGTAATTCTCTCGTCCATAGATATCTACTAGGTCTGTTTCGCTAAAACCCACACCCACATACCTGATAAAATTATTCCGCAAGAGATGCCCCTTGTCAAAATTCTTCTCACTACAAATCGCCGCAACTCTATTTCGTTTTTTACTTCCTTCGGGAAGTGGCGTGGAGTGAAATGGATAATCAATCTGCCACTGAACATTATTTAAATGTGTTTTATGTGTAAAAACCCTCAAAAATTTAGTCGGGTCAGGCGAAGACCACTCCTTACCCCAGGTTTTCACACCCCACTGTTTTGTTTCATCATATACCCATGGTTCCATTTGAAATACAATTGTTTTAGCTGGTTCATATACCGCGCCAACAGGTGGAGAATTAATAATCACATAATAATCAATCTCTTTATCCTCATGTGTGATTTCTATAGTATTCCATTTTTGATTTAATTTATCATGACACATGGTTGACCATTCTTTGCACAATTGTTCGGATGAACACCAATTACCTAACATTTTAATGCGTATATTTTTATTTTTATTTCTATGTGATTCTATGTAACTCTTTTTTACATACAACCCATCTGTAGGTTTAAAATAGATTGATTGCTGTAACTGGGTTAATTCTATTTTATTTTTAAAAAAACCTAATGTATTAAATCCAGCACATTTTTCTTCATTTAATGCTATTTTCATTTCTTCTATATGTGCTGATGCTGCTGATGGCGGTTTAAAAAACATATCATTTCCTATTTGATCCTTATAAGGAATAAAATCAAAGTTGTCTTCTAGTGTATGAGAGAAATCTAAACTATCATAATTTGTTTGAATATCCGTATCTATTTGTTTACTCGCATCTTCATTCCATTCAGACATTACAATAAGCGGTTGCAATTCATATCTATTTAGGTCGGGCACAATTTTCATAACATAATCAATTCCGTGTTTAATTCCATTTTTTTCAATATAATCAATCATTTTTTGTGCTCCGATTTTATTAATAGAATACGCAAATGTGCCGCCAATGTATAACTCATGGTTTAAGTGTTCTACCTTGCTGGTTAATAAACTTATTTCATCATGTAAATCATAAATGTCACTTACTTGTTTGCGTTTATGTTGAAACATATGATAACCTAGAAATAACATCTCATTTTTGTCAAATTCTCCTTTTTCCTTTAATGTATCTAGTCTTGTTTTAAAATTTTTAATATCAGGTAGAGTTAAATCATCTTCAAATATAATATAATAGTTATGTTGTTTATCTTCAATCAAATCACGCCATAGAGTTAAATGACTCATCGCACAACCAATAACCCCCCGACGATTTCCAAAGTCATTGCCATTAAACATTGTTTTAAGTTCATTGGTGGCTATTAATTCTTTTCCATCAATTGCTTTAAAAAAGGTAAAATCTGTAATACACGCATCTTTGAATACATTTATCGTATTCATTTTTCTATCTGCTCTACGTTCCAAATTAACAATTTTTATATTACTGTCTATATTCATATCTGTTTTCATATCTGCTTGTATAGGTGTAAATTGCGACTCATTATTTAAATCATATGCGTTGCGTTTAGTAGTATCGCCAATTTCAGTTGTTAAACGTCCGATATGAAGATGCGTAATTCTATCAAAGAATGCTGTTTTAAATCCGGCCGCATTCCATTTATCCGCATAATCTCTTTCAAAGAATTGATTGGGTGAATCATAGTTGCCTAATTTAAGTATGGTGTCCACGCGTGTTATTGATGGGCGAAAACTATAGTGCGGCCAATAATGTGAATTAGGGTAATCGGTTTTAGCCTTATTTGGTAGATGATTATGTAAAACAATATCAGTCATATCAGTCATATCATTGATTGGCAAATGTCCTTTTGTTTTATAATAATCAATTGTTTCAGCATAATTTTTATTAAATACAATTTGATGAATATTCTGATTGTTGTGTTTCAAAACATGAATGCCTTTTGTAATATAAGTTGTAGGATAATAAAACAGAAAATCATCCTCTATATGTATCCAGTAAGTCGGTTTTAATGATTGTAGTTTATTCCATATAATATTCATACTATTACGATGTCCTTTCTCTTCTGGTGTTTTCATATAATACTCAATCCAATTATAATACGTTTCCATTACTTCGCGTTCTTTTATTGATGAATTATCGTCCACGCAAAACCAATAATCTATTTTATCCAAATCATTCCAAGTATTCAGTATGGAATTTACGGTTTGAGTAAATAAATCAAATCGTTTACACGTTGTAAAGGTGATTATAATTGTTTCTTTTGGCTCTACATTAGTATTGAATTTTATAGTCGTATTGAAATTTTTAGTCGTATTGAATTTTACAAATGTCGTTTTAATTTTATTAAAAAGTAAGTTCCATAATTTATTTGCATTTTCATTATGTATTATGTCATTATTACGATATAGAATAGTATCAACCGCATGAAATAAAGCAGTTAGATTTTTAGTATTATCATTCTCTAGTAGTTCTCGGTATTGTTTTACAACATATAAATTATTAATTACGACATTTATTTCATTTGAACCGCTTTTATTATTTATTAAAACACGTTTACAACACTCATAGCCAGAGATGGCATCATTTAACTTGTATGCGGTGATTGCATTAAAAAATTCAATTCTATCATTGTAAAAATGTTTATTTATAAATAATTTTTCATTTAATGCTGGATTAGTATTATCATAATTTTTAAATTTATGATGGAGCGCATTAATCAAGAGAAACTGATTAGAATGATAGAAATATTCAATTGCAATAACAATACCTTCTATTCTCTCCGAATCACATTCAACTGTTTTAAATAAATAGTTAAGTGCGTTTTCCATATCATTTTTATCTTTATACATTATACCAATTTCTAGTGCAGCATAGTATCTTTCTTGGTTCCAATGGGTTTCTCTCGCTAATAATTTTTTATACCATTCAATTGCTTTATCCCAATACTGTTGTCCTGCATCTTTATAACTTCGCGCACAATAAAAGGCATACCTACCGGATAAACCTTGATCAGGCAATAATAATTCTTTTTCATAAGCATTTTCTAATAGTATAGCATCATCATAATATTTAGTTGGGTTTGTGCTACGATTACCTGAACGTCCAGAAACAATATGATAATCACCTTCTATTTTTCCATAACTACTTATCGGCTCTAAATTTGATAAGTATTCATGTAATATGCCCTTAAATGCCCATTTTTTATTATTATTTAGTAAGAGTGGTCTTACATATTCAAACCCTGTTCCTATTTTTAACATATAGGCATCAAAAAATACTTGATTATGATTATTAATATTATGATTATCATGTGCTGTGTCAGACTTATTTGAAAAGGGCAATACAAACTTTCCTTCAATCCGATCGTCCGCATCAAACACAAGTAAATAATCTGTTTTACCATAGGCGTGCTCTAATGCCTTTGAGCGATTGTATCCAAAATCTCTCCATTCATCATTAAATATCTCTCCAGGAATACACTTATCATAAAAAAAATCCTTAATAATTTGTTCTGTATTATCAGTTGATCCTGTATCAGATATAACCCAATAATCAAAATCAATATAATCTAATAAATTTTTCAGGGTTTCTATAATCACATTTGATTCGTTTTTTACAATCATATTTAAACATAGTGTCTTTTTATTCGGAGGTGATGATCGTTGAAGTATATTTAAATTCATTTATTTATACTACACCCTTTACTATAGTTAAATGATTAATTTTAAATTATTACAAAATTTAAACTATATTTTTTATATATTTTTATATTTTTTATATTTTTTATATTTTATATATTTTTTATATTTTTTATATTTTTTATATTACCAATTATAAAAAATAACTTATTGAAGAAAACCATAAGAATTATCACTCAATGTATCTAGCCCATTAATCTCATTTATATCATAGTCATCTATATCGGTATTTTTACTATTTTTATTGCAAGAATCAACATAATTGTCATTTGTGTATTTATCTATATAACGGTATATTCTGTTAATATCCAATTTTGTTATTTCATATGTTTCAATTATATTACATAACTCTTCTTCATTATTGCTTGATTTTAATTTAATAAAAAATGAAAACATGTCTTTTTTGTCTAATGATAATTTTTGACACAATTCTTGAATAAATAATGAGTTATTATATTCAGTGCTATACTTGGTAAGAACCTTTGTAAACCTTATTTCTGATAATTTTTCATGAATCATCGTTTTATCAATATTTTTATGTAAAATAGAATTTGTAGAAAATGTTTTTATTAATGAACTCATTTCATTAAATTGCCATATTTGTTTTTGAAATGTAATTCGGTCAATATAATCAGCAAAACATATTTTATCCAACATTTTTTTATATAAAAACAATGATGTATTTGCGGGCATTTTATTCAAAATATCAATCACATTTTCATGCCATAATAATCCCACAATTGTTCTATCCGTATCATTCATTATTGTAGTATGCGTATTAATTGAATAGTCATTGTTGAATATTTTTTGTGTTATTTCCTTTGTATCTTCATTATATGACTTTCGTTTTAATATATTTTCAAATAAATCATCACTTAAAATATTGTTATTTTTATTAAACATTGTTATAAGCATATTTAGTTTACGTAAGTCATATTGTAAATAATTAATCATACTCGGTATTAATTTATTATTTATACCTGGTAAGGTTATATCAATCACTTTTTTCATTTGTATAGCATTAGGGCTGTGTAATTCATATACATGACATACTTTCATTAGTTCCTTTATCTTTTTATCCACATGAAAACTACTCACACATATAATTGGAGTTAACGCTATTTCTTCTAACTTTTGTTTTTTGGTTTTTTTGGGTCTTATGATTTTTATTAATGAATTAATTCCTCCTTTATCGCCATTATTCATACCATCTATTTCATCCATAACAATTGCAATAGATTTTTTTTGGGTTTTCAATATACTGAATACATTTTTATCAGACATATTATTTTTTGCAATGTTTTCTATGACTGTTTTATTTCTCACATCGCCGGCATCATATTTAATAATATCATAATTTAGTTCACTTAATACATTCATCGCAAAATGCGTTTTCCCACTACCGGGTGCGCCACATATATAAATACCACGTTTAATTGATAAATCTTGTTTATTTTTTTCAAAATCAATTAATATTTTTTTAATAGAACTTGCAATATGTTCTCTATTTAAAATTTTATTATAACTTGTATATGACATTAGTTATATTGTAGTAATGTTTTTATATATAAGAATCTTTTTATATATATAAAAATATCATTAAAAAAAGGGGGTGAACCTTTCTCTTTTTTTAAAATTTTATTTAAAGGCAGGTGAGAGGAGGGAAAGAGTTACAACTCAATTAAGGTAAGCATTTGTTTTTCTTCGTCGCTGTATGGACTGAATAATTCCAGTCCCGCTTGCTTCAAACTTGGCATGAACCGCATAACGTAGGAGGTCGTTTCGGTTTCGGTCTTCAACTTTTTCTGTTCTAGAAATTGGGGATGAAAATTCAAACTAAATTCTTCTACACGGTCCCGCCAGTTTACCATATGCATTTTTGAATACATTGGCGGGATTTGTTCTAAACTCAGCGGGAACACGCCTTGTTCATCAATTATTTTTAAAATGTCTGCGGTAGGAAACAATGGGCAATTCGGATTGCTCGTAATGCGGTATTTCATAAACAAGCGACACGTATCGGTTTTGATTTTTGATGGCGTCACCGCATGGACGAGTTTTTCGTTAAAGATAATTAGGTGGTTCGGCGGGACACTGATTTGTTCTTTTTTTGAGTTGTAAAAGGGTTGGTCGGTTTTGGTTATTTTCGCAAATCCAGCACCTACAACTGGTTCCGTATGAGTGCTTGGAACACACGTAAAGTATTGTGTGGTTTTTTCGTCCAAGTTCACCCACCCACCAAAGATCGTATCGTCGGGTTCGCCATGTGTCTTCTTTTTGTGGACGTTGGAAATGTCTCGGTGCCACGATTCGGCAGTGACGGATGTGCCTGGTTCTCGTTTCGCAAAGCGGTCTACAATACTCTCTAGGTGTTTTCCACTGAATTTCTGCTTGAAATACGGCAGCATATGCGTGTGGATAGAGAGGCGTAAGCGTCGCACTTCTTCGTGATGAAAACTAGAGGGATTTCCGAAAGCGCCAAAGCCGCCCATCACAAATTTGGTGGTGTCTTTGTCGGGGCGGATAAACTCTTTCTGCTCGGATAGAAATCGGGCACAGTTGAAGTTTTTACGGATGTCTTCGGGGTAAGGTATCACTGCGACACCTCGCTCTAACAGTTGCTGCATATAATCGTTGGTCAGGGTTTCTTGAAGTTGATGATTCATTTTCGTTCGTTTGTATAGGGTAGGGTTGCTTAGTAATAAAACTATAAAAAGCATTTCAATTTTATAGGTTTATTCGCTTTTAGTGTCGTTCGGTCGTTCGGTCGTTCGGTCCTTCGATTTTTTTCGTCGTTATACACCCTTGCCCATTTATCAGCGTAGCAAGTAAACCTAAACCCCCGAATTAATTACCCAGAATTAATTACCCAGAATTAATTACCCAGAATTAATTACTCTAGTGTAGATCTCTATATCATCCTTAAATAAAAATTTAATTCTATCTTTATTCTTTTGGTTTAGTTTGTCCCTCATTTTGGTTGATACATTAACTGATTTAAATGAAGTAACATCATAGGTATATCCAAAATAATCTAACATTTTTGGTAAATTATCTAAAGTTATAATAATGTCTACATTTTTGGTCCAATACGTGATTGTTTTATAGGGCGAAAAACCTAAAATCTCTTCATCTGTCATTTTTGAAACAATCTCATCTAATTTAATCGTTGTATCAGCGTATGCATATGATAAATGAGTTGGCCAATCATTTCTAGGGGTTTTTTCGTTCAAACGATAATTTAATAAACTCTCAAATCGTTCAACGGGGTCTCTAATAACTGTAAAATAAATAGAGTTATTATTCGGAACTGCTTGTTTATGCGAATTGTTTTTAATGTTTAAATGTGATAAAATTCTAGAAACATATGAACCAGCACACTTTGGTGTATGGATGAAAACGAGTTCCTTGTTAATTTTATATGTTATTAATTCTTCAAAGGGATGAGCAAAATACATATTATATATAGAATAAATATAGAATATTCTATTGTAAATGGTCAGCAGTTGACGGTCGGCGTTTTAAATTTAAAAGGTCTTTGTCTTTATACATACACACTTAAAACCATTTTTTAAGCTCCAACTGTTTATCATTCATACTAGACATTATTGGCAATGCAATAGGAACAACTAAAGTGCTAGCATCCCTCTTATATTTCATATACCCATCTGCTTCACCATACACTTGATTAATTGAATAATCTAATACAATTTTATTTAAATCATGTATTTGACCGGGTATGTCATTACATAAGTTTTTAGCATATTGTAAAAATATACTACGCATTATAATTTGCAATTCATCTATACATTGTTCTCCTACAATATATTGATTATTTGATTTATTATACACGCCAGCACGTATACCATTTTGAACAATTTGAATATTTCTCCCACTAAAAAATGCTTTAGATAAAGCAGTATCATACCAGTTTCCGGTCATTGCGTCTCTATACGAATATTTAGTGCTATTTATTGGGATACGATCGCTCATATCAAACCGTCTATCTATATTAGGTCCTAATATATTGACTCTTCCATTACTGTTTTCTTGACCACTACTCATTTGCTTGATTAAATCCATATATAAAACTAGATAGAAAAATTATTTCTTGAAAAACGAAAGTATAGCATACATTTAGAAATTATCTATTATGATATTATGTATTTATAGTATATATAAGTTATGTTTCAAAAAACGGTAGGAACGGTTGCGGTAATTATATTAATAATAACATTATGTTTTATTGGAGTGGCGTTGTATCGTCAAAAGTATAACCCTGAATATCCGCCAGTTATTCCTAATTGTCCTGATTTTTGGGATGCTTCTGGTAATACTTGCATTAACCACCATAAATTAGGCAATGAAACTTGTCATGACGATATGGATTTTTCTACAGCGCAATGGAGTGGAGCCGCTGGATTATGTGGGAAATATAAATGGACCAACCAATGTAATTTAGCGTGGGATGGTATTAGTAATCGTCCCGAATTGTGCGATTAATTTAATAATAGTTTTATAATTATAAAAAAATATAATTATAAAAAAATATTTATAGTTTAAAATTATTATTTACATTATTTGTTAATACTTATTTTTTTTCACACTTTTTTATTGACCTTACTTTTGTTGACCCTACTTTTGGCTTTCCTTTTAGGTTAGCCGAAGAAGATGGTAGGTCAGTTGTTTTTGTTTTTGATTTTGATTTTGTTTTTGCTTTTTCTTCTTGTTGTATCTTTTCGTGGATTTTTAGGTATTCCACACGAAGTGTATCTAATTCTTTTACCCAAATTTCGTGTTCGGTTGTATTTAATAATAGTTCAAGTTCTTTATTTTTACGGTCTCGCTCCGACATAATTTTTTCAATATTTTCTTCGGTAACACTGTCCATTGGTAAACGCACTAAATACTTGTATTGTTCATCTTCGTCTACCATATCATAGTGATGTGATATCATAATGGATGATACTTCAGCCGATTTTTTTTTGCGAAGGTCAATTGTATTATCCAACACTTCAGTAATAAACCGTGCTTTATTAGACAAAATACACGCCTCTTTTTTTAAAGCATCTACTTGATACTTTTTACGTTTACTATAATAGGCTTCTCTTACATGCATAAAATGCGTTATGACATCTTCTACTTTTTCACACTTAATTAATTTTTCATTTTCATCAAATACATGCATATTAGTAGTTGTGCGTGTCGTGTATAATTTTAATAGTTTTTCTAGGGCACTACACGTAGTGTGTTCTACGATCGTATCTTTTAATTCTGAAATAACACCGTTAGCAAAAGTAATGGTAAAATCTACGACTGTATCCGTGCTCATATCAATATAGTCCTTGATTTGTGGCTGATCCGATTTACTTTTTTTAGCTTTCTTTTCTGGTTTATCCTTTTCTTGTGATGACGACGATTGAGCAACTGGTTTAAAATCAATTAGTTCTTCAATGTATTTTTTATAATCATCGGTCCACACGCCGATAGGCAACTCTGTAACACGAACTTGTTTATCGGATAAAATCTCATACACACCCTTAATCAAATATTTATTATTTTGATCATTTAATGAAGTAATAGTGCCTTTGAATCCATTGTAGTGAGGTGTTAGTGTGGTCGCATTAGCACTAGCACTAGCAGTAGCAGTAGCTGGTAATGCGGCGGCGGCGGCACTTGGTTCTTCTTTTTCTAGCAATCGTTGTTTGACATAATCAATAAGAGTCAACGGATTGTAGTTGAGAATGTCAGTGCTAAACCCGGTGCCAATACCTTTTCCGCCATTCACTAATTGCATAGGAATAATCGGAACATAGAACATTGGTTCTACCCGTGTCCCATCATCGTCCAAATAAGTTAGAACAGCGTCATCCGCTTCTGGGAAGATAAGGCGGGTTAATTTGCTTAATTGGGTGCAAATGTATCTTTCAGACGCGGCATCATCACCGCCTTGTAATCGTGTTCCAAACTGTCCATTGGGCTCTAGTAAGTTGATATTATTTGAACCAACAAAATCTTGGGCCATATTAATAATCGCACCATACAAGCTTTGTTCGCCGTGATGATACCGACTTTTTTCAGATACGGCACCACCCAACTGCGCGACCTTCACTTCATTGGTTAAACGACGTTCTAAACACGTAAATAGAATTTTACGCTGACTTGTTTTAAGACCATCAATTCCATTCGGGATAGACCGTTCACAATCATATTTTGAAAAGTGAATCATCTCTTGACCAATAAAGTCCTCATAAGGCACACTGTCTCGGTTTGTATCTAAATACAGAGTGCGGTCATAGTTCTCTAACCATTCTTTACGATCGCCTGCTCGTTTTTTATTAAATACTTTATCAATCGCATCGCTACTACCTTCACCACTGCTAACAAAATTTACTATTTTTTTATTAGCAAAATATTCTTTGAATTCTTTTCCCGTGCTTGTTCCCAACCCCTTGTAATACTTGAATGTCCACCCTTTTAAGGTGTTGTTTTCTACACTTTCTTTTTTCCATTTTTCATATTCACCGTCATTGTAAAACAACTGTTCTTGGTTGCCTTTTCGGGCTTTAATAATCGGTGTATTCATAAACCCGATAAATCCGGGAATAGATAGAAGCGTGTTCCATTCGGCCTCAAAGAGATTAATACACAACCCTTTAATGTGACTACCGTCTAAATCTTGGTCAGTCATAAACACCACCTTTCCATAACGTAAATGCTGCGTTGCTTCCTCTAATGTGTATTTTTTACCGGCCTGCAATCCAACAATTTGTTTTATTTCATGGATTTCTTTGACCTCTGAAATACGTTTTGCAGTTTCGCCACGCACGTTAAATAATTTACCACGCAGCGGATAAACCCCAATCGTATTGCGGTCCGTTGTAGATAGACCACTCATAATTCCGGCCTTTGCAGAATCACCTTCGCATAGAATCAATACACACTTGCTGCTATTGGGACCACCGGCATCATTGGCGTCAACAAGTTTAGGAATACCGCGCACCGATTTGCTTTTTACACCATCTTGTTTTTTAATTGTTTTGGTTGTTTTCACATCTGTCAAGGCACACGCCGCATCCATGATGCCTAATTTTGCCGCCTTTTCAATAAATTTGTCACTGATTTCACACGAAGAACCAAAACTGGACGAAGGTGTATTCATAAAATCTTTGGTTTGGCTGTCAAAGGATGGATTTTCAATAACACAACGCACAAAGAGGAATAGTTGTTCTTTGATTGTGTTGGGTTTGACATCTACCTTTTTCTTTTGCTTAATGTATGCGGTCATTTTTCGCACAAATTGGTTTAATACATATTCCACGTGTTTTCCGCCTTTGCTAGTGAAAATACCATTCACAAAGGACACTTGTGTAAATTCTTCTTTCGGTGCCATGCACACCACATATTCCCAGCGTTCATTTGCTTCTTCATGAATTCGGGCCGTGGTTGATTTGTCACCTACATAATAATCTACATAATGCAGGAAACTTTTAATAGGAACCAATTCATTATTATATTTTACTTTTACACTTTTGTCTGTAACGGCGGCCAAATCAAACACCCGGCGTTTAAATAAGGCAAGCAAGTCCTCCGTTAAACCAGCCAACCCCATTCGGGCATAGTCGGGTTTAAATGAGACCAGTGTGAAAGGTTTTTTTGTATATTTTGTAATTGATGGTTCTTTAATGGTATTTAAATTATTTTCAAATTCTTGTATGTATTTTAATTTTCTAATATGGTCTACGGTTTCTATACGTGCCCAAGTTGACCAAATAAACGCCAACTTGATACCAAACCCGTTTTTCCCGCCGGTTGTTTTTTTCTCGGTTTTATCATAGTTGGTTGACGTTCGTAAATGAGCAAAAATCAACTCGGGAATCCAAATATTTTCAACGGGGTGTTTAGCAATATCAATGCCATTCCCATTATTGCACAAGGTTATAATTCCGGTTTGGGTATCAATTGAAATATCAATCTCGGTAACTGGTATGGCGTCCGCATTTCCCTTGTCAATTAAGTCACGCATCCGAATCGTTTGATCGCGTGTATTGACAACGGCTTCATCAAAAATCTTATACAATCCAGGAACAATCGCTACTTGTTTTTCTACAATTTTATCATTAGTGGTTTCTTTGGGGGAAGTATCGTCACTTGTAGCGTTAACATTCGCAGTGACATTAGCATTAGAAACAAATACAAACGTATCATAATCAGTAATTGTCATACTGCCGGTATATGTATCTGGCGTTTCCAATACATGCTGTTTATCGGTTTTCGTTTGGTATTTTTGAGCAAGAGTTGAATCTTGGGTTTTATTATTAACACTGGATACAGATGCCATCTTGATTGATTGCGTAGTTGCTTAATGTATTAGTTAGAAGTATACTTATAAATCCTTTTTCAATTTTATTAGATATTTTATAATTTTAAAAAAAATAATTATCATTATATAGAATTATAATGGGAACCGTTGTATTTGATAATAGTGCAAATTTCGCATATACTGGTTCAACGCAAATATTTGTAAAACCCAAAAATGTAAATACTATATTTTGTCAAGTAAAAGCAGGTGGTGGTGGTGGGTCATCCAATTCAACTGGTGGCGGTGGTGCTTACGTATTTACAAAATATAATTTTTTAAACAAAGATATCAGTTATAATGTGTATATAAATGTTGGCTCAGGCGGAAAAGCTCTACCAACTAAAACTGGCGGGGTAAGTGTAGGCGGACAGGGCGAACTTACAAATGGTGGCGACGGAACGACCTTCAATAGTGCAAGTAGTGGTGGTGGTGGTGGGATGAGTAGTATATTTTTTCAACAAGGTAATACAACTATTATAAAGATCATTGCCGGAGGAGGTGGAGGTGGCGGTAGTAGTGGAGGTGCTGGGGGAGTCGGTGGACAAACTGGTAATACTGGGGGCGGCGATGGAGGCGTAGGCGGTAATCAAGATTTAATTGGCGATGGAGGTTTAGGTGGACAAAATGGCGGTGTAAATGGTTTTAATTATGTTGATTCTAGTAATAATAGTGCAATTGATATAAGTAATAATGGTATTTACTCCTTTATTGGCGGAGGTGGAGGAAATGGTGGAACATATGCAGGCGGCGGTGGAGGCGCTGGCTATGGTGGTGGTGCGAGTGGTAAAGAGGGTGGTGGTGGCGGAGGAGGTAGTTTATCAAACGGAGATACCGTATACTATATCGCTGGACAAGGCGGTGCTGGAGGTGCTATTAATAGTTCAGGACAAGATGGAAGTATTAGAATTGGTTGGTATGAAATATTTGTATTGCCTCCATCAATTGTTAGTATGTTTATGTTAAATCCCCAACATACCGCTAGAAGCATTTATAATGCGCCATACATCTTACCTTTACCCGAAAATATTACTAGCATACAAACACAAAGTTCAGCCTATTCTTACAATAATCAAATAATAATAGATAATGATGAAGAAATCTATTTTACATCGGTTGATGGGTATCTACACAAATATGACCATAATTATAATTTTATATGGAATTTTAAAATTACGAATTATACATTTATTGGAACACCCGTCATTACCAATACTGGAACATTATATCTTTGTGCTACCACAACTACTGGGTTGCCTTATTTATATGCTATTATTGAGGACATTAATGTATCCACCGGGATTACACAAGGTAAAATAAAATGGAATGCGGCGCTTGATGGTAATTGTGTTGGTTCCCCAATAATAGATGCGAGTGGAAATATTTATGTCGGAACAACAAATGGTTCAATCTATAAATTCCTTGATGGTTCTATCGCAGGGGTTCCTGTTTGGAAGTATCCTTCAACTGCGCATGGTTATCCAATTACTGGAACATTAGCAATTGATGCAGCAGAAGAAAAGTTAGTTTATACTGCCACTAATTCTACCATAAATACATCTTATCTCTATTTAATTGATATATCGAACACTACCCCCATTGATATCTCTTCAGCATCTATTATGAATGATACCTATAATTCACCATCTATACGACCAGCAAATGGCGATATCTATGTAACAACACCAACTGGCAAACTATATGGTTTTAATAGTTCTTTGGCTCCTCAATTTACAATTGATGTCAATGACATTGGGTTATCTAATATTGCGATTGGAAGTGATGATTATATTTACTTTACTTCTAAAAATTATTTAAATATGGTTGATACCACAAACGAAGTGCTGGAATGGAAATATTATGTTGAAAATAATAGTATTACTTTGTATAATTCCACCCCTACCATTGACGCAAGTAATAATGTTTATTTTGGAACCAATACTAATTATCTATTTTGCGTGAATGGAGTTTCAAAACTACATTTATGGGAGTATGAAGTGACTGGATCTATTTATTCTATGCCAGTGATATGTTCTCATACTGATATTAAAGTAATTACATCTAATGGTAAATTATATAATTTTATTGGAAATGGAACACCCATCATCAATTCACCTCAAGCTCAAATGTTTATGCTAGACAAACGTCATACTGGGAAAAGTAGTTATACGGCGCCAACTACAATACCAACCATTAAATGGACATCGTCAATTAATATTCAATCGGGAAACTTGTATATATTACCAACAATTGCGATTAATTCAAATGGCACAAAACTTTATTTAGGTTCAAATAATGGTATATTATATTCATTAAATACTGCAAATGGTAATCTAGTGTGGAGTGCAAATTTAGTTACTATTAATAATTCAAGAGCAATAGATTACCCTCACGCTATTTATACAAGTCCACTTATTTCTCCAACTGATGGAACGATTTATGTTGGTTCTAATAATGGATATTTTCATGCGGTTGATCCAAGTGGTAATATAAAGGATAGTTTTATGGTTGATTATCCCTTTCAGTCGTCACCCATGATGGATTCTAGTGGTGCGATTTTTTTTGGTGCTGGAAATAAATTGTATTCTATGGGATATAATGGTTTAAATTTATACCTTAGATGGTTAGACCCGTATGTTTCTGGGGGAACTATATTATCATCACCTGCTTTAGATGAAACAGAAACAGTCTATTTTGGGTCAAATGATGGATTTGTTTATGGAATCAATAAAACAACTGGTAATTTAATATGGCAATATGACGCAAATATAACACAGCCAAACCCTGATATAAACCCAATATATACATCGCCGTCAGTTGATGTGAGTAATAATGTGATTATTGGTAATGGTTCGTATATGAATGGCGAACTCTATTATTTGGATGGTTCTAATAATGGTATTAAATTATGGTCTAATACATATAACCCTAATATAGGTCCGTTTTACAATACAGTTGCCATAAACGATTCAACTAACACTCTGTATTTAAGCACCATTGCATATGTTTACGCGATTAATCGCATAGATGGAGCAGAGAAATGGAAATATCGCAAATCAAACTGTTATTATACAACACCTCTGATTGATTCAAATAATAACATAATTTTTTGTTCGGTAGATGCGAGAACCACTTATGGTTATGTGCATATGGTCACTGATAATGGTAATGATTATACTGAAAATTGGAATTTACAAATATCCAATACAGCGAATGAACGATTATCCCCACCCGTTATTGGTAGCGATGGAACAATTTACATCAATTCTACGGCAAATAAAGTATATGCTATCAATGTATAATCCGACTATAACGCGAATCTATTTAGTATAAAATTCAAGGTTAAAAATAGAATATTTAAATATTAATATATTAATATATTTAGACCAATGCTATTCTAAATTAATATTTTCTCATTAAACTATATAAATGGTTAAAAAGCATATGAAAGCGGCTGATGGTAAATACCACATCAACGGTTCTAAATACGAATTGTTGGAAGGTTCGCGCGCTCAAGTATGGCACGGAACTTCCTACAAAACTCCTGGCAATTTATTGAAGGGCAACTTGATGATGAACAAGCACGGACGTATTGTTTCTAAGCGCAAGCATACCACTGCCAAGAAAGATAAACGTTTAGTCAAAGCCGGATTTTTAACCCGAAAAGGCACGTTTGGATTTATCAAGAAATCGGCCACGCGTTCCCGCAAATCGCGCAAGTAAATAGTTTCATATAAAAAAATAATTCAAAAATAATAAATAATTAAGTAACTTTAATTATTTATGTATAGTTTATAGTTTAACGCCTATAATGCATTTTATTTAAGACGACGGCAAACTTGCCAACGCCAATTTAATCACACCTAAACTAGCAACATTATATTTAACAATAAGCGGCAAATTGTTTTCCAAATAAATTTCAATCTGATTGCACAAATTCGTGCATTTAATAAAATAACTTAAATTCTTTAGCGAAAATTCACCCTGAATAATTTTGCTGACTTCTTGTTTTTTAATAAATTCCATTGCCCCATCGGTTTCGGCTCGTCTAATTTCGGCATGTGCGAACCCGCCAGTGCATTTAAAAATTAATTCAGCACCTTCATTGGTTGCAATAGATTTAATTTCAATCTTGTCGGAAATACAGGAGAGATCCCGAATAATTTTTTGGAAATCAACCGACGGCAAATTAATGACTGACGAAAATTTCACATCAGGCACATCCAATTCTTCATTATCAGGTTCAATTAAGCGGAGTTTTTGGATTTTATGTTGTTTAATCTCTCCATTTTCAAATTTCAAACCGAGAAATTGGACAATACCATCCATATAATCCGCTTCTTCAATATAGATGGTCAGTGTATCATCATTGTCAATGGTATTGATTAGTTTAAACAGATGAAACATATTCACGCCAATAATAATCTTATCCATTTTACATTCATACAGTTCAAAATTTTCTGCTTCTAAGGAGAGATGGGCAAGAATCGTATGCGATTTATCCATATTGATAATTTTAATTCCGCTGGGTGTAAACGTAATATTGGTTTCTAACAGAATATCCTTTAGGGCCGTCATTAATGTGCGAAACGGCGCAATTTGCACGGTTTGTATTGTGAGGATGTTTTTACTATGATTGGAAGAAAATGACATTAAAAAGGATATATACTAGTTTATAGGGTAAATCTTTAAATTACATTTAATGCGTTATAATTTAATTTAAAAAGTTAATCGTTATATTTTTTTTTAAATTATTTAATCGTTCTCTGTTAAATGATTGAAAAGTAAGCGATTATTCAGGAGGTATGTTCAACTTTATTGGGTATTTTTTATTTTCAGGGTCGGCATTATAATCCGCGGCATACTGTATTACTTCATCTCTTGTTACCTTTGTTGGGTTAGGAGATTTGTTTTTAATATAGTCTAAAAATGAACCTAAGCCATAAATCCCATTATACGACACACCAGTGACCTCATCCTTGACACTACCCCTATAATTTTCAAAGTTAAAAATAGTTTCCATCTCTTCGTTTATTTTATCAGTATTCTCTATCGTAAAATTAATCGTTGTTGGATTACCACGAATTGTAGTATATAACCTCTGAGCTAAGGATTTCTTCACGATGGTTTGTTGTTGTGGTTTTTGCTTGAAGGTGTATTTCTTTGTTACAATTCCATTACATTCACGTGTTTTTGTATCAAAACTACATAGGGGACTTTCTTTATCACAATCTTCTTGTTTAGTGTTTTTTTTGCAAGATATGTCTCTATTATCTATACTACTATCGTTCATGGTCAAATACACGTATGGAGTTTCCTGCATACCGAAGCTTTCTCTAGGTAAATCTTTAATCATTAAATTAATATTATTGAGAAATGTCTCACCATACTTTTTAAATGTTAACTCATTATTTTTTTTATTTAATAATAACTCATTTTGTTTTTTATATTGCTGATAAATTAAATTTTTAATTGCTTTCGTATGTGTTTCATATTGCTCTTGTGTTATTTGTTTGGGTTTGGATGTGTTTAACCTTTCAAGTGATTGTATCATTTTATATACATTACCATAAATATCTAGCATCACAAAATTATATAGTTTGTCTAATATATCTTTTTCTTCCGGAATTAGAACTTTTGTCCAAGTTGGTCTATCTTTTAATAGGTTGAATGGAGAATCATACGCATCGCTCGTATTTTTTACTCTATTGTATAGATATTCTTCTTTGTCCTCCTCGCTAGTGGTTTCAGATAGTAAGACAGAATTATCATCAATGAGACTATCTGTGTGTGATTCTTCGTTATTTATTGAATTTCTTCTTACTGTATTATTATTTAGACCCAAAACCTTCAGTGGGCTTTTTCCCTTACTAGATTTGCTTGATAATCTCTTTGTATCACCACTTTTTGTCAAATCATTATTTTTTTCTACATTTCCAAATCCAAATTCATTCTCACCATTATCATTATTAGGCATAGCAGGTGAAAATCCAAATCCATATACAGAACTACGGCGTAATGTTTTTTTTGGTGTATTTTCTCCTCCTTCACTAGTATATTTTTTATTCATAGATTTACGCGTAGTGCGTTTCTTACCCTTATATGCTTTTCTTTTTTTCGTATTAGTTAAGGTTGGTTTTATACTTCTGGTTCTTTTTTTAGTAGTTTTCATTATATATTATATATATACTTTTATACATTATCTAAATATTATATATAACTCCCCAACCCATTAAAATGTATAAACACACAATGTCCATCTTCAAGATTGTTATTATTATAGCTACGCTAATGAGTTTTTATATTTTTTTTAATAAATTATATGACATAAAAAAGGGGGGTGTAAACGCATGGCAATTTCCGATGTTATTAGCAATCTTAATTGAGTTGTATATATAATAAATATATATGTAATAAATGTATTTGTAATAAATATATATGTAATAAATATATATGTAAATGTATTAAAGAAAACCCCTCTTTATTACATTAACGACAAGTGAAACAAAATGGATAATAACAATAACATAATTCCAAATGCAAACCAAAATGCAAACCAAAATGCAAACCAAAATCTTCACGGATTATTAGACGCACTTATTGAAAAATACAAAAGCAATGAGTATGTTTACGGGCGTCTTGTCAATTACATTGAAAATTTATTGCCGACCGCCTTAGAAAATGATACTGCACTACAAAAGCAACGCGAAGAACGGCGCAATCAATTAAGTGCCAATCGCGATGAATTCACTACACGTTTCTTGAAAAAGAATAGTTATTATTATAGTGCCCAAACCGAATTATTTTTACACTACGATGGTCTCCATTTTGTTATTCATAGCGAAGACGATATTCAACATCAAATTCTTACCACTATTTCTTCTGAACAATGTCTGAGAGATTGGAAGCATAAAGTGAATAAAAATATTATTAAACGTATTAAGGATAAATCGCCGTTAAAAGCACTTCCCGAGTCAGCGACAATTCAGTTTGTGATTAATCAGTTGTGTCCTTTTATTTTCCCCACCAGAAATCATGCTAAATATTTTTTAACGATTATAGGTGAATGCCTCTCTTCCAAGAATGATGCTAATGCGAATATTACTGAAAATAAGGAACTAGAGCAAGGTGCACCTACACCTACACCTTCTCTCATTTATATTATTCCACCTGCCTTAAAAGATATTATTAGAGAGATTGGAAATCAATGTTATACCTATTTTGGATTGCCAAATATTTTCACAAACATTAAATACAAATATTATGATCATAATTACAAGGATTGCCGTTTACTCTATGTTGACCGTTGTTATGGGCGAAAAAAGGTAGAAGTTCCCTCGTTATTAACTAAACATATGCTTGACTTTCTCTGTGTTGCGGCGCATTATGGCACCCGCTATGGTTCGTCGGATGCATTCTTGAATCATTGCACCGAAATGAAATTGGTAGAGCATGCTTATTTTCTCGCTAAAAATACGGCCGAAACCATTGTAGCAAAATTCATTGACAAGTCCTTGACCTTATGTGCTTCTTCTTCCATTGATACCAAAAATATGATATTCTTATGGAAACATTTTTTGAATGATATCGCCCTTCCCACGATTCTCTTCTATGAACCCTTAAAAACGATTTTGAAAAATAAGTTAAAGTATGACGAAGAAAAAGATGGCTTTACGGGTATTACGAGCATTCATTTACCTGCCGTATCGCAATTTATTAAATTCTGGGATGAGACCATGCTTCTATGCAATGACAGTAATGAGAACGAGTATAATGAACTAGAAATAGATGAAGTGTGTATACTCTTTAAACAATGGTCGCCAACCTCCTATAGTAAAGTGATTAGTGATATTCTTATATTGGATTTAATCCAGCATTTTTACCCCGACGTTATAATTGAGAATAATAAATTTATTTTAAATGTAAAAAGCAGCTTATGGGATAAACGCCAAGAAGTGATTGAGAGCTTTCGTTTATTTAAAAAAGAGAGTCATGCTATTTTTATTTTAAATGCAGAGCTGAATGATACGATTGCAACCAAAACGTCAATGTCCTATGATACCGACCCCTATCAACATTATTGTGCGCAAAAGAAAAATAAATACAATCTGCTGGTGAGTAAAGAATTTTATGAAAAAATCGTTTTGGATTTAGAATTAGACTTGAATTATGAGGTGGCGGCATGAAATTATATGTAATCTTTTTTTACATTTTACATATAATTGTGATGTGTGTGTTTTTTATCTCTCTTGCTCTTATTCGGTTTTATAAAAGGAAAGCGTTCTGGCACTTGGATCGTCCGCCTTAATAAATCGCGGCATCCAAAAATACGGCACGATGCTGGCTGTGTTTGGAAATAGTTCATCATACAGATACCGATAATACATTTGTTCATTGGTCTGGGGGGTGTTTTCGTTATACTTTGTATCCGCTAAGGGTCTTTTAAAATCCTTTAAATTATCCTTTATAATTTCAAACCAAGATTTGTGGTGTCCACTGACGCCGTCACTAAATGCTTCTTTTTTCCGCCATAAGACATCGTGTGGCAGTAATCCAGGTTCATTTGATGCAAAGGCTGACCGAATTAAATGTTTTTCAATTTGCCCCTCTTGTGGTCTTCGTATGGCTACTGGCAGCGATAAATAGAAATCAACCCATCCTCTATCCAGAAACGGTGTTCTTGGTTCTAGTCCATTTGAGGAAATGCATTTATCTGAGCGAAGAACATCAAACGCATAAATATCGGTTAATAAACGCTTACATTCATAATCAAATGCGATAGCCGAGGGCGCTTTATGAAAATACAAATAGCCACCCATGAGTTCATCACTGCCATCGCCGTTAAAAATTACTTTTGCATTACTATGTTCTGCTATATATTTTCCAATTAAATAATTACCAACACTTGCGCGCACGGTGGTCGTATCATAACTTTCAATTGCGTGAATCACTTCGGGTATGGCATTAAAAAAGTCATCCGGCGAAACAATAATTGATGTATGCTTAGAATTAATATGAATTGCCACCTTTTCAGCATAATTTAGATCTTCCGACCCTTCCATGCCAATGCTATAGGTCTCTAATTTCCCTTCGTAAAACTTTGAAACAAGTGCGGCAATAAGACTACTATCTAGACCACCCGAAAGTAAACAGGCAATTGGTCTATCACTCGTGCCAATAACTCTTTTTTTTACGGCCTGGATTAAATTATTACATATCTGATTATACGTTTGGGTTAACGATTGTGATTCTATGTAATTTTTTTTAGAAATTAATAATTGTTTTGAAAAAGGCAGGGTTGTGTATTTTATGCCGTTTAAGGATGACCTTAATTTCCATAGAGTGTTGCATTTAGTATTATTGCATTTAGCCCTTTGAAAGGTCACATAAGTTCCAGGCAATACATGTTTAATCGTTCCAGTGTTTGTTCTTGTTGTTGGTTTAATTGTATCATTTATTAAACAACTCAATACTTTTAACTCAGACGCAAATCCATAGGTGGTATTATCGTTAGAGGTTAAAACATACAATGGTCTAACCCCGTAGGGGTCTCGTGCAACATATAGTTCTTCTTTATTGCCATCGTATAAGACAAATGCAAAGACACCATCAATCAATTGGAGAAGATAGTCAATGCCATAGTGTTTATATAAATGAATTATGATTTCACAATCGGAATTTGTTTTTGGTTCTATTCCAATATATAAATAAAGTTCTTTATAGTTATAAATTTCGCCATTACAAATAAGTGTGATGTTATCAATGGTCATGGGTTGATTTGATAACGTATCTAGTCCGTTAATGGCTAACCGATGAAACCCTACTATTGTATTTTTATCAATGTATTTTAGTTCCGAATGTTCTGGTCCCCGAAAACGACCTTTTTGAAAGGCAGTCGTAATTGTTTGCTCATCATATGTATCTTTATCGGTGTTTGCATCTGTGTTTGCGTTTGCATTATTTAATAATGAAAAAATACCACACATTTTATAGTAAGTAGTATAGTGTATATATGAAATCATATCAAACTGTTTTTATATGATTTTTTTAATATTAAAAATGACATTATGCTGATATTACGCTGAAATATGCGTTTTAAATAAACAGCCTTGACTTGAAATTCCAATATCATCTATAATAATAGATGGATTTTGATAATTACAATTGGAAAACCAAATCTTAACTATACAAAAGTTTTTTTTGGGGGAAATTGTGATCCCATTAATTGCATGTTTTGCACTAATTTGTTCAGTTAAACTTTCGCCTACCAAACTATATGATAAATTCTTCCAAATTGATACAACATTCTTGTTATTAATTTTATATGAAAAGCAACCACCTTTTATATTTTTCGGGTCTTCCCACATTGGCTTAATACCATCGCGCATAATAAATAACATACAATTTGTTATTGTTTCATTTGGCAATGTTTCAAGTAGCATTATAATTTCTTCTACACTATTAAATGTTAAAATACGAATATAACTTTCAAACGTCCAATTTGTATCGTGTGGTAAATGTGCCCACAACGTCCATTTATCATATAATTTATTCTTGGTAGATACCGTAGTTGTATCCGTCTGTTTTGTTTCCGTATCCATGTTTTTACTGGATATGTGATTTTTGGGTATGGACTGGTCCATATATATAGTATCATATCAATTTTTTTATATCATTTAACTTAAATATTATACATAATTCACAAGTTTATAGTTACAAGTTTATATTCACAAGTTTATAGTTACAAGTTTATATTCACAAGTTTATAGTCTTCATTATCTAACAAAATATAACAAGTCGTTGGAACCATTATATAATTCATATTATGATCTATAAATGTCAACGTGTATTCATCATTATCGGTTATAGATAAATTATGATATTTTTTTAAGACCCATTTTAAAAAAGAACGGTCATATAATAAATTGCCATTTATATTAAATTGTTTATTCCCAAAATCAATGCAATATGTTTTATCTGAATTCTTAATAGAAAGGACAACCATTGTAAACTCAATACATTTTGGTGATGTTACAAAACGATCTTCAGTTATATCGGTTACCTTATTGTAGCGTTTAACACATGATGCATATTTATCATATTTATCCATTTTTTCAATTGGAATATAATGTAAAATAAAATCATAATCTGCCGAAATATCTTTGTTTCTTAGTTTCGTTAGAAATTTATTAAAACTCAACTTTGCTATTTCTTCTCCATCTTTTACAAAAATAAGTTGTTGGTTATTTATAATAAATGACAATGGAATATACTCTTTATATTTATAATAAAAATTAGATAGATAGATTTCGCATCTTGAAATCTTCTCTAAAATAAGCCATCCATAAGTATAACTGTGTTTTTTTACAATTTCATTTATTTTATTGGGGTAAAAATAATCTACTACTTTTTTTGTAATAAACCCTGCAATTGGTATAATAATACTACTCCAATAACACATCATCTTTATTTAGTATATATAAAATTATTTTAAATAATATTATATAAATAATCTATTTTACAATTATACAAATAATTAATTAAAGGTTGCAACACTATTTACAAATTTTCCTACGACATCTCCAACATCTTCATCCTCTTGAATCTTGTAAATATCGCCATTGATTTCACTTGTAGTGTAAAAACTGCCGCGTCCATCAATTTCAACAATAAATACTTCTTCTTCTTCTTCGTCTGCTGCTTCTTCTTCTTCGTCTGCTGCTTCTTCTGCTGCTTCTTCTGCTTCCGCTTCCGCTTCTGCTTCCGCTTCCGCTTCTTCTTCCTCTGCTTCGCTAACCTCCGCTTCCGCTTCCGCTTCCGCTTCCTCTGCTTCGCTAACCTCCGCTTCCGCTTCCGCTTCTTCTTCCGCTTCCGCTTCTTCTGCTTCTTCCGCTTCCGCTTCTTCTTCCTCTGCTTCGCTAACCTCCGCTTCCGCTTCCTCTTCCTCTTCATCTGTTTCCTCTGCTTCTTCTGCTTCGCTTGCTTCTTCGTCTGTTTCTTCTTCGTCTGTTTCCTCTGCTTCTTCGTCTGTTTCCTCTGCTTCTGCTTCGCTTGCTTCTTCGTCTGCTTCGCTTGCTTCTTCGTCTGCTTCCTCTTCTTCTGAACACATTTGATTATGGTCTCCAATATTTATTTCCTTTACGTTTATTTCAACCTCTTTGTAAATATCCGTTTCATTAATAACCGTATTTGAACCATCTTCTTTTTCCTTCACTTCTAACATAATTTTATTTGGGGATTCTTTAATACTTTCGCGGGGTGGTAATTCTTGTTCTTGGTCTTGTTTCGTATTTTTCGTTTCATTTAATTGAAATTTTAATTGTTGATTTTCTTTAATCAACTCTTGAAATTCCGGCATTTCTCTTAAAATAGATTCAATCATTTTCATTTTCTTTCTATTATTTTGCAGAATCTCAAAATAGGGTAACAAATGTTTTTGAACCACATTATAAATCTCATCATTTATGGTATTAATCACATCGGTTAAATCAGCATAAGTCGTCATTTCCTGATAGATTACAGTTATTATTTTATAATAAAGTTCGTTTAATATGATTTAGAAAATACTTTAACTATTTATATTATAAAATAAATAAAATATGAATAACGAACCGCCGACCCAAGAACGAATAGACATGATTCTCCGCCAAACCGATTATACACAAGAAACTGCAGAACAAAAACTAAGTGAGTTTAAGAATGATATGCTAGCGGTTATTAGAGATTATATGAAACCGACGGGTTCTGGGTCTAATTCTTCTATGTCCGTAAATACGCCTACTGATACAAAAGGTTCAAAAAATCAACAAATATATAAAGAGATTAGAGGTATGATGGATAATGCTGCACGTAATTATGAAGAAAGGAAAGCTAAACAATAATGATAATAATAATAATAATAATAATAATAATAATAATCTGATATAAAACAATATAAAATAATATAAAAAATATATCTATTATTTTATAATGGACTACAGTAATGGAATACTTGTATTTGAAACTTTATTAAAAGACAATTTTTTTTTCTCATATGTTAATGATTTTATTCAATCTAAACTATTAAAAACAAAATCATTTGAATCAAAACACATCCCTTCTTTATTATTTATTATATCTACTCTATTAACCACCGATAAAAAATATATTAAATTAATGAAAAACATTAAAACTGTTAACGATTTTAATGATTTATATTATCAAATTAGTGATTATGTTGTAAATAAGATAAATGAAATAATTAAGATAAACGAACTGAATATTACATTTGACTATAAAGATTTTATAGTAACCTATGGGATGTGTCTTAAACTAATATTAATGTATCATCCATATCCAACAAAATAGTGATTAGTATTTAGGTTATAGTATTTAGATTATAGTATTTAGGTTATAGTATTTAGGTTATAGTATTTAAGATACACTATTTAAATTAAAAGTTTCACCAAGTATTTCTGTTTTAGATTGTTTTACTTTACGCCGTAGTTTAAACTTATTGGACGTTGAAATCATAGATACATTTGACATCATATCATCATTGTCTTCATGTAATTCAGGTAATATACGCGATAATGGTTTATCTACAACTAACAATAATCTTTCATTCTTTAATAATTTACGATATTCTTGAATAGAGAGATTTCCGTAATATTTATTTAATGTATAAAATGGATCAGGCGCAGGTTTAATATTCTTTTCGTAATTGTAAATTTTACAATAAATATGGTTTAATAAATGATATCGTTCAAATTTGGTTGAAGTATCAATAGATTCTTTGAATAAAAAAGCACTTGCACATTCAGGGCTACAAAAACATCCATAACAATGATATGTATTATTTAATTCATGTTTGGGTATTAAAATCATTGGATTATCAAAATCACACGTGCACCAAAAACATGCTGGCTTTTTATCACTAATTGTGTTTGTATGCAATTGAAATGTAAGTTCTTTTAGTTTATTCCATAATTGCTGTGTTTCATCAATTTCCTTTATATACAGTTGATCATTATTATTTAAAATTGTAGAAACGATTGAATTGTCAGTTTCGTTTTCCTTTTTATTAGTGTTGTAAGACGTATTTTTATCATTCATTTTATTAAAAGATGTGGTTGATCCATAATCAATAATACTGTATCCTAATTCATTTGATTTTGAATTCTCAAATTGAAATGTATCAACTGCTTGAATATTTGGTTCATATTCTAAAGTTGAAATAAATTTATTTTTATACAAATCTTGTTCCCCGCATTTTAGATGTAAAATAATATTTGGTTCATGAACATTGTTTGTTGGGTTTAATGTATTATTTTGTATTATTTTACCGCCTTTTGGTTTTCTGCCTCGTTTTTTGGGAATTTTTGGTTCCTGTAAATTAGTATTTTCGTTATTGTTGGAAGTTGTTATATTACCACTATTATTAGTTGTGTTATCATTAACCACTATGATATCATTTTCATTATTAATTACATTTGAACTTTGCAATAAGATTTTTTTTTTACTATTACGTGGTTTTCTTGGTTTTTTTTGTTGTTCTTGTTGTTGTTCTGACATTTATCATTATTAACTACTATAATTTAAATCGTTTTATTAAATACTTAAAAAACACGTTGACATATAGTATACTGTATGATATAATAATTTGTAAAAAATATTAACTATTTATAATATAAAAATATGACAAAGCTATTATTTATTATCTTTCAATGTGCAGTTACAAATCTAAACACATGGAATAACTATACCAAAACTAAATTTTTAAATACATTAAAAGAATTAGGAAGTGTCTATACTTATCCAGATAAAACACATCATCTTTGGCATTATGATAAATCTAATCCAGAATATAAAGAGTTTGATTCAGATATAGACATTGATTTATCTTATGTTAGACCTAATACACATATTAGACCTAATACACCTATTAAACTTGTATATGATGCGATAAAAACTAAATATAAAAATATTGAGGATTATAATTTTATACCTATTGGTTGGTCGGCAGGTTGTTATATAGCATTGTATTTTGCACAAGTCTATTCAACGCAATGTATTCATGTTATTTTGTTGGAGTCTGCTTTAGGGGCGACGAATAATATGAAACTAAGAATTAAAGTTGTTGATGATAGTATATATCCAATTACAAATGCAAAATATAAAAAAATGCTTCAAGAATGGAAGACAACTCAAACAGAGGGGGAAGATGCCTATAACATAAATACTCTAAATAATTATATTCGGTCGTTGTTTAGTTCACGCCATTTAAATCTAGAATTACCGGTGCCTACCTTAGCATGTGTTACTATTCCAGAACCAGCGAAAGAGGACTGCGTTGATACGACGACTAAAAAAGGAGATACATTTAGTATAATCAGTTGTGTCAACTGCCCTATCTCTAGAGTGATAGGTTGACTAATTTAATTATGCATTATTATGCATTATTCTGTTTTATTGGTATTCAGCGAATGATAGCATTTTCTACACACCGGAATATAACAATCGGATCCAATCACTTCTATATCACGTTCATTACTTAAACGATGACTGAATATTGCTGGTCTTTTTTTACAATTACTACAAAAGGAATGCAACAATACGACATTATCACTAATACTCTCTAAATCTAACCAGTTTCCGAATTTATTACGCATAAAATCACAATTCAGCCCACAGACATAGACATTTTTTTGATAGTGTTCAACGGCAATCGTAACCCATTTAACAATATCATCAAAGAATTGACCTTCATTAATTAAAATTGCATTTGAATCATTGAACTTTTTATGATTTTCATTTTCAGATGACAATTTATATGTTTCATCGTCGCCGGTTAATAATGGAACAACATCGTTCAAGTGTAATGCCTTTATACACGGAATCATTACTTTATCATGAGATGAAAGAAATTCGTCAGAGTAACGATTATCTTTTTCATAATTAATAACCATTGTTTCAATACCACAAAACTTATACTTCTTATATATGTCTAATAGACGTGTTGTTTTACCAGAAAACATCGGTCCTTTAATAATTTCCAAGTAACCACTATCATTGTATGGTTCCATATTTACAGGCATTTAATTATATTATTTATTTATATTTATATTTCAATTTTTATATAAATAGAAGTAGAGAATGATAACTAAGACTATAGCATGAATACTAATACCATACCTAATACCATACCTAATACTATACCTAATACTATACCTTGGGTAGAAAAATATAGACCAACTAATTTAAATGATATAGTATTAGATCCCTTTAATAATGTTATTATATCTCGTATGATTGAAACCAATTATTTTCCCAATATATTAATGTATGGTCCACCTGGCACTGGTAAAACAACAACTATTATAAATTTAATAAATAGTTATCAACTAAAACACAATGAAGAAAACAAAGGATTAATGATTCATTTAAATGCTTCTGATGAAAGAGGAATTGATATTATACGTAGTCAAATTTATCAGTTTGTTAATTCTAATTCCTTATTTTATAAAGGAACCAAATTCGTTATATTGGATGAAGTGGATTACATGACAAAAAACGCTCAACAAGCACTTAAATATTTGTTACACGGGTTCAATACAAATGTTCGTTTTTGTTTAATTTGTAATTACATTAGTCGTATAGACGAATCCTTGCAAAATGAATTTATGCGTATACGGTTTAATCAATTACCTGAAAACAAAATTATTGATTTTTTAAAAATAGTCATAAGCAAAGAAAGCTTAGATATATCAACCGAAAAATTAAAATCTATCCAAAAAATGTTTAAATCTGATATTAGAAGTATGATAAATTATATACAAGCAAATCAATATGATATACAAACCAATGATGTTATTAACGACAATGTATGGATTAAATTAACCACTATTCTGAGAGATGTTAATAAATATAATAAAGCTAATTTATTTATTCATAAAATTATAGCTGATTATAAATGCGATATAAAAAATATAATAAAGGATTATTTTAATTATATTATTCACAATGAACCTGAAATTGTTACTTACTCGTTTTTTAAATTTACTGAATTTATTACACATCTAAATGAAAACAATAGTGATAATATTATCTCATATTTTGTGCCAAAATTACATGGTTTTTTAAGTATTAAATAGTTAATTATTATCACATTTAATTATTATGAAGTGTATTGATATTTTATTGGACTATCCCCTAAACGCTTGTTTAACCGCATTTTCCATACACTTGGAGGAGAGTTTTGGGTAGGATCAAAACAATTATTCTTAATACTATATTCTTGATTTTGATTCATTATATTCTTTGAAATTTCAATAGGTATTGCAATTGATAATGGATGTGATATATATTTCATATTATTCATCCTTCTCTTTATATTTATATTTAATTAGAAAATAAATTGAAATAGAACCACTTAAAGAAAGTATATGCATTATACTAACTGGAATGGATGATATTGAAAATGCATGGTCAACCTTTTGCAATGACGATTGTGTCAATATTAATTCTCCTGCAGGAGAAACGTCATCTCACTTAGATACAGTTACTAGTAAACTTCCTAAATCTAATAACACTACCAACAGTGAAACTATATGTTCTCCTTTAAACATTTCAACAAAAACAAAAATTTCGTATTTAAATTATCAAATTCCATTAAGTGATGTCTTTTGGAAAATTCCTATTATAAATTATTATGACCCCACAAATGGAGTTATTAAAAAACAAATGAAATTTAATTCAAGCATGCCCGAGGAAGTTGATGAAATTATAAAGAATAAAAAAAAATACACCCATGTAGATGATTATATTATTAGTCAAGTCACTAATACCGATGGACGAAATAAATTCAAAGATATACGAAAAATAAGCATTGGTATTTGCAAAAAAGACATTATTAGCTATCGTTCTAAAAAAAAAAGTGCATTTTACAATTGCTTTGTGGTTATCCTACGATTATTACACAATGATATTTATAAAGAAGTTCACGTCAAGGTGTTTAATACAGGGAAATTAGAAATTCCGGGTATTCAAGATTCAACGATTTTAAATAAAACATTACAGCTTCTCGTAGACATTTTAACGCCTTTTATTAAAACCGAGCAAGATAAACCTCTTGCATTTTTAGACGACAAAACCGAAACAGTGATGATTAATTCAAATTTTAATTGTGGTTACTATATTAACCGCGAAAATATGTATAAACTTCTTAAATACAAATATCTGATTAATAGTAATTTTGATTCTTGTTCTTATCCGGGCATTCAGTGTGAATTTTATTACAATGACGAAAATGAGTTTCATATGCAAACTGGCACTCAACCATTATGCGATAAAAAATTAAAATCAGATAAAACTCCATATACACCCACTACTGTAAAAGTGTCATTTATGATATTCAGAACAGGCAGTGTTCTCATTGTTGGTAAATGTTCGGAGAACATATTATACAATATATATAAATTCTTGTGTAATATTTTCATTAAGAATAAAGAGGAAATTAAAGCATATGATATTACCCCACCAGCGGATGGTGGTGCAATGGGAGAAATAAAACGTGAACACCCACGAAAAATTCGCAGGAAAACAATTTATGTAGATACTTAAAAATGTTAATCATTATGAAATCAACCATTTAATATATTTTTTAATTGGTTCATTGTGTAATCTTACATAATAGTCAGGTCTTATTTTTTTTTGATAGATGTGTTCAATCGTTAATGGTAGGTGTTTATAATATTTCACATACACTTGAATATAACGATAGATGTATTGGTTGCATTTATCTAACTCTGTAGTGTGATCTGGAAAATGATTAATAAACATAATAATATTTGATAATTGTTCTGTAAATCTCTCTTCGCGTTTGTTTATAATTTCTGTATTATTATTGTCATTGTTGTTGTCATTGTTATTTGCATCTATATATATATCAAACGCAAATTCCATTAACTTGTCTGGTATCATTGAATTATATCCATCCAGTGTGAGTATTTCAAACATATCTCTGTGAATTATTAATAAATGTTCAAAGTTTTTTATTTTTTTTACGGTAGTATCATCTATGGTTGATCCATTTTTAGGTTGAAGATCATTCATTGTTATATGGGCTATTGTTTTTTTTAAAACAAATACAGTCGCATTCACCGATGAAATGTTTATATCGTTCATACTGTTTTCTTCCATTTGTTCTATGAATTCCGTATAATAGACAATACCTTTTTTTGTATTTTCTATTGCTTCATTTATGTCTAACTTTTCTCTCAGTGTTATTTTAAAAATATGTGTTAGAGTTGAAAAGCCGTGTTGTAATAAATACATAGAATCATTATCTTTTTTTTTAAACTTTTCACTAGATGTATAATGTAATAAATAATCGGTCATTGTATTCACATAGTCTCTATATATATTCCATGAAGATTCCATATAATTTATATACTATTAAAATATTAATAAAAAATATATATTTTAATATGTTAAAAAGTATTTAAAGATTTTAAAACCGTTAATATATATATGTCGGATAAACCTACTTTTACTTCACCAAGCAATCAATGCTTGCAACATATTGTGAAAATTGCGGTTGTTGATGATAAACCGATCATGTTTGATTACTGGGCACCCTCTCAACAGAATAAAGTGCTTATTGGTGTTCGTGAAAATGGAGAGAAGTTGCTTGTTAAGAGTGAAGATGAATATACGTCTCCGATTGAAAAAATTTACAAGGTGGAAGGTGAATACATTATTATGACTGAAAACTCGCTTTATGTGGTTAGCGCGTCTATTCAAACCAAACGAATTTCGTAAATATAGTTTCCTTATATTATATAATAGTTTCTTTGTATGAAAATTATTATATGATAAATATGTAATATGGTTATGAAATCTACGGTTAAGAATTCTACTGTATATAGTTTTAGTATTTTACTTTATTTTATAGTCGCATATATGCTTATTGATTCGGGTTCTGCGAAAGGGCGTTTACCTTCGTTATTGACCCGTGTTATCTTATATTGGATGGTATTTGAGATTTTTATTGGGTTGTTTGAGTTGGTTCTCTTTTTTAAACATCGTTACATTGTGTCATTGCCATTACTTGACAGTCGTAAAGAGAATTTCTGGTATAGAGAGATTCCTCTCCATAGCATAGTAGAATCAAAATTTTGGAGTAAGGGGTGGCGTGAATATGGTGATTTTTGCGATACACGTTACACCAAACCAACGAATATAGTGCATTATATTGAATTCATACATGCAATAAGTGGGTTTATTTACATCTATGTTCTCTACTATTTTTTTCGCTATCATACACTTCATACGTCGTTTATTGGAAAACTAATGGTTTCTATTTCAAGTATACATTTATTATTCACGCTCGTTTATTTCATTACGTTTTACCTCCATTTAACTAAAAATCCAATTAAACAAGGCATGAAATTTTGGTCATATTTATTATTAAATGGGTTATGGATTATAATGCCTCTTCTTGTGTTGGTTAAAGGTATTATGATTTTACGTGATAAAAAAAATATAAATGATGATTCAAAATTATAATATAAACATTACGTGTGATAATAGTATAGTATCGTTGTTATAAATGATTTGTATTGTTCTTGCATCAATTATTGTGATTGGATTAGTATACTGTTATTATTATGATGAGCATGATGGTGATTATAATGCTTATAATTACGATGATGAACACAATTCGTAGACGTAGTCATATATATATTTAATCACGCATCGCATATTGCATTGTGCATTCGCGAGCATTGGCATCGTGTTTTGCCTTGTCTTTTATCAAGAGGTCGGCAATTTCATAAACAAGTGGATCATTGGGATTTGGATCATCTATTAAAGAACAAATACTCAATAATGCTTTACTAAGCGTAAGGGCTGGACTCCAATTGTCTTTTAAAATGTCCAAACAGATAGACCCATTTGAATTAATATTACAGTGATAAATTTTGGTAAGAAAGGTAATACGCGGCGACCGAAAGGGATAATCGTCTTGCAATACAATGCTTAATTTAAATACACCGCCTTCATAGGGACTGCCGATTGGACCCAGAATTGTCGCGTGCCAATGAAATAAATCATTTGGATTAATTAATCCCGCCGAACAATTTTCGGGGGGAGTCAATTCTAATTCTTTTAATTCTCTCTTCAAACGTTTTAGGGTTGCCATTTTATCTTCTTATTGATTAAACTATATAGCGTTATAACTTTATATATATTTTTTATCTTTATTTTTATAAAATACAGATAAAATTGAATTTAGATTATAAATAGGTAGATAGATTAAAAACACCCACACCGAACCAATCAATCAATATGATTTCTATTAGTTCCATTAAAAATTTTGCAATGATGAATTTGGTCATTAATGAAGCAAAGTTAAACCAATATGCACATCTCGCCAAAGTAAACGTCGCTGAATTGCCGCCAGAACATCAGTTGGCCTATTCGCTCGCTATACACAGTTTAACTTCAGGTCAATGCAATGAACCTTATGAACGCTTACTCTCGGACGTATTAGGTGTAGTGAACCTAGAACAAAAACACGGATGGGATGGTGTTGATTGTTTGGAAAACACGCAAGAAGTATACGAATATAAACCAAGTTCAAACACACTGGCGCCCTCCGCTACCATTAACGACGACAGCGTCGCAAAAATTGAAAAATGCGAACACTTAGCAGTTGAAGGGAAAAAGGGTTGGCTCATTCTGGCGGGCATTGATAAAGACAACTTCAACTTTAAGGTGATTTACAAATTTCCGCTGGACATTTATACGGCTGATAGAAAACACTATTTGCAGTCCACGATAGAAAAGAATAAAGAAAAAACCAAACAAACGCGTATCACGTATGGCATTAATGTAAAAAAATCTATAACCTTGTGCGAAACATTAGACGTGCCTTATTA